CATGAAGGTGTGTTCAACTATGTCAAAAAAGACATGTGTGCTCGTCGGAGACGGCGTTCATCGTACAAATTTATTGCGGTGGATTAGAGCTTTATTTTCTTTTTCTCCGTAAGTTAAGGGAGGTTATATGTATAACGTAGGATACTTAGTCGTACGCGAACAGTTTTCTGGTGGTATACCAAAAACTTTTCGTCGTTTCGTTTCTGATAGAAGGGGTTCAAGCGCAGGATCATCAGATACTGCTGTAAAAACCGAAACTCCAAATTTCAGAAGTGTTAAGACTACAGGGGATGTACTTCCTGTGAATCCATACTCAAGAACTATTATTGAGATGGGTCCGGTACCTGTAACGGAATACAAAACCGTATATAAGAATATGGAACCAAATCTTAATGGTTTGACTGTTTCATGTACTTTCTATCATCCCGCCTTACCGGCCATTTCTCAATGGACGGCTCTAGACAAAGCTAGTGCAGAAGTTTCTTATGCAAATATGCGGAGCCTAGCTCTGCTAAATAAGCATATTGAGAACATGCAGGTGGATTTGATGACTGACATAGCCGAGTCAGATAAAACGGCTAGGATGCTACTGGATACTGTGAGACGTGTTTATAACCTTGTGAAAGGTAAAAACCCGTTGTTAGTACCACAGAAAACGAGACAGAAGTCGCGTTCCGCTTCAGTAGTAGTCACAATTGTAGACGTTCGCAAGTCCAAGAAAGGAATAGCGAACAAAGTCAACAAGCTATTTTTGGAGTACAACTACGGTTGGAGACCATTAATAGCTAGTATTGATGGTATGGTTAAGACACTTGTCGACCATATAATCATACCCCCTGAGCGTTTAAAATACTCAGGAAAAGGGGAATCACTGTGTAGATGGTGGTCTCCCTGGGTGACGTCTACAACTGTTAATTATTGCCCTCAAGTTAGAAGACGTACTCGTTATGAGTTACAAATTCAAATTTGGCATGGTGGAATAATTAAATCAGAATGGAGAACTAGAAATACCTCTGTTCCTGAAATGCTAGGATTAACACCATTACAGCTTCCTGGTACTTTATGGGAGTTAACATGGTGTTCCTTTGTTGCTGATTATTACATTAACCTTAACAATGTAATAGCAAATTTAAAGGTATCCCCGGCTAAGCTCATTTGGAAGTCCCTATACAAATCTACTAAGTTTACACTTAGAGAGTATGTAGAAGTGGAACATATTCCAACTACGCTGAACTCGGACTGGAGGGTTGATGTTGTAGATATTACGACATCGATGGCCAGCCGAACAACCACATGGTTCGAGCGATCAAAAATTTCTGATCCTCTCTCGCTTGTAGTGTTGCCTACTTTAGTTCCGATCACTAATGATCATCTACTAAAGACAGCTTCAGTGCTTGCAGAGGTGGTTGGTGTTTTTAAGAAACGCCGAACTCCTTTTGTTTAATTTACCTCTAGGAGAACCGAGATGATTAATTTATCCGGTCCAACCACAGCAACTACAGCAGGATTGTTAACTGCCGCCACTTACTCTTTCATACCTGATATGGCAAATGATGCCCGGTCGAAAGTTTACGTAGTAAGTGCTATCGGCGGTACGCAGCCTGGTGTAAATGCACACACGGCTGACCTACCCAAGTTGATCGTATTCAAAAAGCCTGCCAATTGGGCAGTCCTTGGTGGATACAGTGCAACTACGGGTCGTTGGGCGCGTGTTCCAAAAAATACGTTCCGCGTTGTAGGTAAAATTGGTGTTTTGGTCGCAGCAGGACAAACTGAGATCATGACATTAGGTCTAGACATCCCCATACCGGCGGGTGCCTTGTCCTATGATCAAGCGAATACTGAAGCTGGTATTGTGATGTTCCTTCAAGGAATCATCAACCAGTTGCCAGGATTTATCGCTACGACAAAGACCGGACTCATGTGAGTACCGATAGTCGTAGTAATACTACACCAAAGCTAAAAAAGAAGCTTCGGAAAGTAGTGCTTATCACGGTAGCGTTTGTTGCTGCCACTAATTTACCAGATAACTGGAGATTAACGTATGAATGTATTTCAACGTACGACCGCATTGTTGCGGACACAATTGATGAATCAACTGTCCGCGTCTGCCTCGCTAGCCTCATCACTTGGCTCTCGCTCCTTTGGTGATCTCTTAGTTTCTTTAGAGATCAATGAACTATTTGGGTCAAACCAAATAACCAAAAGAGACCTTGCTATTATCCGTCAGATTCAGGACATCGATAAGAAATTTACCGGTGACCTTGGAAAAGACGATTCTAGTGATCAGAGTCGAAATGCCGCTTGCCTTGGAGTTTTTAAGGCCGCAAACTTAAGGTGTGCCTTTCAGAATACAAATTTTCAAAATTTGGACACTGGAATGATGCACATTCTCGAGACTGCGCGTAATGATATAGCAAATTGTTACGAACGGCATGTGATGACAGATGAATTTGAGTTTTTATGGTGCAAGGATGGTTCTTTCGAACGCCTTGTACCAGTCTCAGGCTTCTCTAGCGGCCCAGGATCTTGTTCAAAGGTTATGGGTACGTCCCTCCTCCAGAAGTACCGGGGTGAATGGATGTTTTCAGATAAACGTGGTATTGCTTTATTTGATGTTTTATCAAAAATAAGCAAGCCAATCCACGACTTGCAAACAAAACGTGCAAGGATTGTCGCGGCAATTTCAGCGTCATATGCACCGAAAAATCGTGATATATCTAGACTAATCGCGCCGCAGTTAAACGGGGATATTTATTTACAGTATCCTGCGGAGTCATGCCTTACCAATATGTTAAAATATATGGGCGTAGACATTACAAAGCAACAAAGTATTAATCGTGAGTTGGCCCGTAAGGGGTCACTGTTCGACAACTTTGATCTGTTTGAATACTGCTTAGCGCGACGTAGATGGAGGCCATGTACAATTGACATGACCAGTGCTTCAGATCTGATTGGTACTGCTTTATGCAGATACGAGTTACCTCCTCAATTATTTGAATATTTGGATAGTTGTAGAGCGTCAAAGATGATCGACACTGATGGTTCTTCTTTTACCCTCAACATGATGGGGACTATGGGCAATGCCTATACCTTTCCATTACAAACTCTAATCTTCTGCGCTATTATACGCGCTGTGTATTTTCATATGGGGTTAAAATTTACCCAGGATGGACAGTACACCTACAGTGTCTACGGTGACGACATGATTGTCGATGTTGCCGCTTATGATACGGTAGTGAAGGTCTTTGAGAAGTTGAGTATGGTCGCCAATGTTAAGAAATCTTTTTCAACAGGATACTTTAGAGAATCGTGTGGAAAGGACTATTACATGGGTTATGATATACGTCCTGTATCTTGTGAAACACTTGATACGGATTGTGATAAGTACTCTCTGGCCAATCGTTTAATCGATTGGGGGTGCGTGCACTCTGTTGATGTTTCCCTATCGGTCCGATTTTTATTATCGACCATAGAGCGAAAAGTTTTAGTGCCCCTTGATTTTGGGGTCACGACAGGGTTGCAAGTACCACAGGCCTTACTTACTAAGTTGCCATATACATGGACTTCTTCAGTACGTACGGCTGTGCGTTTAAACTCCTTGAACTACAGCTTTTTAGCTGAGTCTGTTGAGATAGCTCCTACAGTATTACCTGTGCCTTCTTATTTAGTCGGCGATTTATCAGGTCGTAGGTCCTATACATCTGCCTGTCACCTGCCTATTCATTTAGCTAGGTATGAAAAACATCCTGTGAAGGTTGTTATTCCAGTGCATCGAAGGGAATTCGGAACAGCTAACCGTTATTATTCGTACAACTTTGTCTCCCTTAACGTAAAGGAGCATCGTCAGCACGTCCGGTTGAGTCGCAAGGAGAGATCACTATTCTGTTTCCTTAGGGGTGGTGTGTCTCAAACGCAAGAGTGTATTTTCTCCGTGCCTGTGCCCTCAAAGGACACATTAAAGGAGATTTTCTTGCGGTCTGAAACAGTCTCTATATGGGATAGCCCAGTTCTTGAGAACGGGCCCGTTTTGGACTTAGGAGGTATAAGAGCTATAAAAATGCGCGCTATTGAGCGTGTATTTGAAGAAACGGTACGCTTTGCACCGCTCTTACCAAATACAAGACAGCAATAGGCCTGGCGCGTCGTGAGACGCGTC